TTATTTTTCAGAGAATTCTCTTGCCATAATAATGTGTAGATAAAGTAATAATTCAATTCTACAAGTTACCATTTTTATATCTATTTTATCATGTTCTAAAGAATAAACACGTTTCTTTAAAAAGTCAACATGTATATCTATACATTCTTGTAAAGCATTCTTTTTGTCCAAAATTGAATTATTGAAATCACCTGCCTCAATTAAATGAAAATATTCTGGCCAATTCTTTGTAAAATTACATTTAGATTCTTTATACAAAACAAATTGTTTTAATACATTTACATCTTTATTTTTAAGTTTCTTATTTAATATGTCTATGTCTCCAAACATGTGCTGTAACGGAAATAGTTTATAAACTTTATAAGAAATTCCATTGAAAATAGGTCTGTACATTGTCGAACGAAGACAGAATCTTGAAACAGCCGGTCTACATATTCTTGATGTATATTTATCCAGACGCATATAACTTTTAAATGGATCCATTCTTTAATAATAATATATATTTTTATTTCATATTAAAATTTATGTATGACATTTAGCCATGCAATCGACTCTATTACCAAATCTCTTTTTACCATCTACTTCCAGATTTTCTGAATCTGGTTCGCACGAATCGAGTCTGTCTTGAACTGACTGAGAATTTTTCTTAAATGGATTTTCACAAACCCATACTTTTTCCTTTTTCTGAACTTGTTTTGTTTTTTTAGATGAAGTAATTTTACATGAGTTTAATTCCTGAGTGATATTTGCGTTTTCTTTTCTAACAATTTCCAATTCATCGTTTAGGTGTTTTATTATTTCTTTCAATTCGATTATTTCGTCGTGTGCATCCTCGATTACTCCAATTATACTTACATGTGGGTTACTCAAAATAGTAACAATTCTTCTCTTTTTCTCGCGTATTTCATCTGATCCAAAATTTGTTCTTTCGATGTTCACATCAAGAGGGGTTTCTCCAGAATCGTTTTTTAAACTAGGATCTGCTCCATAAGAAATTAGTACTTTAATTATTTCTGGAGATGATGCTTTATGTAAAGGAGTATTTCCAAATCTATCTCTCGCATTGGGGTCATGTCCTTCTGATAATAGAATTCTGAACCTTTCAACGCTTTCATCGTTAAAATTATGTAATGGTGTTATCGACATTCTTATAATAATAGTGTATATATTAAAATATATATTTTGTATATATTAAAATATATATATTTTTATTATATTGTTAATTAAATAAAGTATGGGGAATTGTTTTTCAATCAAGTCAAAAAAAGTTTCAAGTAAAAAAATCAATAACGAATATGTACACGAACATCATGATGTCATGTTTCATCAATACATCCATGGACATAAAGATATATGCGAATCATTAAAAAATAGTGGTAGTTCATTCTACAAAAATAAATAAATATATTTATATAATATAAATGTGGTCTACTAAGCGTTTAATCAAGTCTAACAGGCTTTTAAAGGAAGAATTAAAAGAATTAAAGATTAAACTGGCAAATTATGAACTAGAAATAAACGAACTCGAAGAAGAAGTTAGTGATCGAGATTTGGAAATAAGAGAATTAAAATCAATAATATCAAAAAGCATTATAAATTGTTTTCATTGTAGCGTTAATATCAAAAATGAATTTCAAGATAAGTTTGTTAAAAAGATGGATAAAAACAATATGAATCGTATAGAGAAAGTATGTGAATTATGGAAGAATATCTCATCAGTTCATCATTTGGACGTAGACGATTACGAACTCAAGAAATCGAGTTAGAAACTAAATATTTATTTTAAATGATTGTAATAAATAAAGGATGGGTATCAAAAGAAAAAGAATACCCCTTTCACAAATAATATACAAGAATGATAAAAAATACGCAATGGATGGTCTTAAATGTCGTATGGTTTGCGAATGTATGGTATTTTATAGAAACTGTATGAAATGTAATTTAAAATTAGCAAAACGCCATTCTGATTACATTTCGCTAATGATAAAACATTGCCGAGAAGCATCTGAATCAAGGAAAAAAACAAGACCACATGAAGATCATGATTTTTGTTTATCAAATTTTTTAAATAGGATATATACAATAATAAAGGAAAACAATTTATTGTGTATGTGTGAATTATGTATGAACCTCACAAATAAACAAAAATTATCTATACGAGGTCCAAATAAATTATCAGTTGACAGAGTATTCGACAACCTAGGTTATACACACGCTGATCAAATTCTTAGATTGGTTTCTAAAAGCCATCATTCATGGCAAAAAAGAGATTCTATACCCATGGAATCAAAAAAAAGGAAATGGATACAAGGAGCTAAGGATGGTATATTACATAGATCTACTAAAAGATACAATAGAATAGGAATTGAAATTATAAGTATGGAAAATTCAGGTCTTGATGTGTTAGAGTTAATACAACAACAAAAAACACATATAATAACACCTGTAGATTGCGAATATATGTTAGTTAACAAGAAGAAAAATACACCAAATTGTAAGAAATGTAATGTGGAACTAGATTACGGGGATGAGAATGGAAATGTATTTACATGTGGTGAATCAAGGAGAGCGTCACCAGATAGAATTAATAATAGATTGGGATATATCCCAGAAAACGTAAGAATGGTTTGTTTTTCGTGCCAAACAATTGAATCAATAGACGATAGAGATGATTTATTTTTAGATGACAAAGAGTATGTCGAATTATTAGAGTATTTAGAAAACAAAATAAAAAATTCATCTTGAATTAGAAATAGAATTCTCAACCAAAGAACTACGAATTTTACTATTACTCCTTCTAGCCTTAAAAATAGAAACTATTTTTCTTTGATAAACTTCACTTGGTGTCTCAGATTCATTTAAAGACAAAAGTATTTCCATCATTCTCATAAAAAAATATTTTATCAATTCACCATGTAATTTAAATTTTTCATCAGTGGACTCCCAAAATTCAAATGTATTCGATAAAATATTCTTTAACATTTTAATTCTTTTAATTAATACATGTCCATAATATAGACTTCTTCTATTATATGTATAATTCTCACCGTCAAAAAAAGTATATCCTCCTTTTTTATCTACACCGTATACATTTATATTCATTTTGTTTTCATATAGAATTTTCTCAAACTTTCTATAAAACTCATCTCCTTGATTTTCACAGTATGATTTAACTGCTATGTACTGAAAACATTCTTCTACATTACCGAAACTTTTATAGAATATATCTTTTATTTCTTCACATTTACGATTAGAATGAATTTCCTTCATAGTAACAAAATAACATTTTTCGCATTTAGGAAGTCTACAATTTTGACATGGAGTCTCAAAACAAGAACAATTTAATGTTTCATTTTTAATTTCTGCTGTTTTTTTTATTATTTCTGATTTTATAATAGAAATAATTTCTTCATATTTAATATGTGAAATATCCTCAATTTTATTAATTCCACGTATAATTTCTTTTCTTTTCTTAGGCTTAATTACGCCAGGTATAGGTCCAGAATTGATAATTTCGCCTTCCTTTTCAATCAATTTAAGTCCAGGATTTATGTATTTAAAATTAAATACTTTATCGTGAGTAATATTTAATTTTTTAACCAGTGTATTTTGATATATTCTTTTTTTATTAGATATTTGAACATAAACATAATAATATTCATGTGACTTAAAAATACCAATAAATGAAGTTTTTATATTAATTGCACTAATATCACGTATCCTATATGGAATATCACTTTTAATCATAAATCTAGAATATTGAGGATTCATTTCAATAATCATATTACGCGCATATTTCATATAATATAAAATTTCATTTTTCAACTAAAAGTTTGTTCTGTTTAATAATCATTCTAATATCAATTTCATTAAATGGCTAAATAATATAAATATTTTCCAATTTAAGAAATTTAATAATGTGTTTTATTATATTCAATAAAAAGCACAATCAAACATGGTCCAACTTATTGAGAAAAAGCAATACATTATAAAGGAATCTGGTATTCCATGTGCTGGCTCTGGTTTATTCGCAAAGAAGGACATATCTCCTGGTACAATTTTACCATACAATACAATTATAAAGAAATACTCAGATCTTTCTGAAGACGAAGACCCAACTTATTTTATGGCAATTGCATACAATGAGAATGAAAAACATAAAACATTAAGGAATTTTGTTACGGATGGAAACCCTAAATTATTCAAAGGATCAAAGAAGAATTTATCAGCAGCTGCTTATGTAAACGAAGCATCTTTGTACCCACCCAATTGTGTATTTGTAACGAATCCTCTTCTGACAAAAGAGAATGTAATGGAAACATATAAGAATAAACATGTTCTTGCATCGTCTTTCTTAGTTGTACCATTCGAAGTAAAGAAAGGAGAAGAGCTTTTTACAATGTATGGACCTAGTTACGAAACCAGAGAATACAAACAATGGAGAGACAAAAATGGATATAAAAATAGACTTATAGAAGAAGCACACCTTCATGTAAATTCTAATGTTGATGAAATAAAAAATTTATTTTAATCTTAAAACATCATGGAAACTTATAATTTTAATAATTTAATATATACTCAATATAATAATAAATGGAACTTTTTTATTGTGAAATTTGTTGGTTCAAAGGTAAAACATCCCAATCACTAAAATATCACCTATCAAAAAACTCATGTGGAGAGCATAACAGAAGAAAGATCATAAATGGTAAAAAATTCAGAATATGTAAACATAAAGGATGCGAAGAAGTAGCAAAATATAGTCGAGACAGAGTACCCAAAAGATGTTCTAAACATAAACGTAGTTCGGATTGTTTATCAAAGGCAAAGAGATGCGATGTAGAGGGTTGTAATAAGCAACCATTTTATGGGTGCCAATATAGGAGAAAAAAAGAAAGATGTGGAGATCATAAACTAGACGAAGATGTTAATTTGAATTATAAAATAAGAGAATAAATTATGACACAATGGATTCATTTTTAGGTGGCGATAATGATGAAATTATGAGAAGAATTGAATATCTTCCTCGTGAATTGGAATTTGAAATAAAAAACATGTTCAATATGAGAATGATGAAATTGAATCCTGTTCCATTTAAACATGAATTATTAAATTTATCTTCAATAGAATATATGAAATTCGATAAATTATTTGAATCGACTTTAGGTAAAGCGAAAGCATTTTCAAAAATAAAGTTAGTATTAAATACCAAAGAATCAAGATATGTAAAAGATAGTTTTAATGATATATTTTATGATCAAATTGGATTTTTACCAAATAAGATGATTTTAAACAAACTTAAGGCCATATCTGCGATCTAAAAATTCAATCATTTCCTTGTTAGGAATACAGATAGCTCTAACCTTTCTTAGAGTATATTCTGTCATATACTTGGAGTCTGTCTTACGCATAATTCTGGCTACCAATTTAGTAGAACCACCACAAATAGATGAAATTAAAAGTTCTCGCCTGTCATTATAATTGGAAGGGTCCGAGAAGAACTTCTTAATACCAAAGAATGATGCGATCAAATCAAGATTCTGCTCAAATTCATCATGAAGTTCCCATTCTTCAACAATACGCTTATATACTGGCATATTTCCACTTTCAATTGTAACCATAACAATAAATTCGGGATTGAAGTATCTAATGTTTTTAATTTCATCTAATGGAACTCTTTCAGATATTTCAGTTGTAACATCGACGAGCATGGACATTGCATCTTCAGTTGTTTTTTCCTTTCTTATAGCCTTAAGGAAATATTTCGAAACAATGTTATACCTTGCATTGTATTTCAATAATATTTTAGTGATTTCTTTATCCTCTCGTGCAGTATAGAAAAGGAAATGCATATAATGAAGATTTACGGCAAGAGGGGTTTTCTTAAGGGTATCAAAAAAAACCTCTTCATCTCCATCATGGATAGTCTTTTGCAAGATTTCAATAAAATGAGTTGACATTTTAACGCAAGCATTGTCATTGCCATCCGATTCTACATCGGTTTGTACGTCATACTTAGTTTTAGGCTTTTCGGTTTCCTTTTCCTTCTTTTCAATTTCTTTTTCCTTCTTTTCAATTTCTTTTTCCTTCTTTTCAGCTTCTTTTTCTTTCTTTTCAGCTTCTTTTTCCTTCTTTTCCGATATTTTCTTTTCCTTCTTTTCAGATAATTTCTTTTCTTTCTTTTCTAACATTTTCTTTTCCTTCTTTTCGCGCTTTCTTTGTTTTAATTCCGAAGACGAAATAGATGAAACGGAAGAAACGGATTCAGAGTCAGACATGTTTTATTTTTACATATAAAAGATATTAAAAAATGAATGAAAAAAACGTATCATGATTGTTTTGTTTTTTATTATTTTTTAATTTTATATTTCTTTTTGCATTAATATCTTTTACCAATAGTATAAATCGATA